ACGGTGTTGATTGAGTTGTCTTTGACATATCTAGTTCTCCTAGTTAATGGCGAGGACTATCCTGCGCCTTATGTTACCCACTGCAACATCGGCTAGGTATGTTGTCAAATGTGCACACGAACGTGGCATGGGCGATTAGCCCTAAACAATTAATCCATCTCGCACTGGCGAGATGTCATGCAGACGGAAGCATTTGATGGCATAGCTAGACTATGTTTCAGATGAGGTAACTTGGCGCAGGATTGAACTCTCCATTCACTACTTAGGAGAGCTAGGTGTGGCGAAGGCGACTCAATTGGCACCAAGCAAGACCTGCCCTTGTCGATTTGACAATGGCAGTCCTTTTAGCAGGCCTTTTATAGGGGGGATGATAACGCATGTCTTTGACAGGCAATTGACAGAGAGGCTTGATACCCCGTCCCGCAACTGGATTAGCTGGGAGATAGCACAGATGTTAAACGGCAAAGTTGCAGGACTGATGCTAGATGATGGCTGTGAAGTTAGTGATGTTCATGTGTAAGGATGGAGTTTAGCATTTAATGTAAGTTGCTCTTACAGCACTGATGGCACTGCCTGATGATGCCCGGCTTCCTGCTAATCGCAGGCACAGCTGGGCATCCTCGCCAGAATAAGAGGTCTTATGCCATCGCTCATTTGATGCCAACAAACAAGGCTTGGCTTATGCCAAGCGAGGACGGGAAACGTCCTCTCACTCTTTGTCAGTTGACAAGCCATTTCAAGCGATGTCATAAAGGGGGGGCTACGGGGGGGTTCTTCAAGGATATTACATGGCATTAGATGTAACAAAACTAACATCCAAACAAACAGCTTTGGTTGATACGCTCGTAGCAGAGGGCTGTACCATCAAGGATGCGGCTGGCAAAGCCGGATACGCCGAGGGCGAAGCCGGAAGAGTGACAGCTAGTAAGGCTTTGCGCTTGCCGCATGTCCAGCAGTATATGATGTCAAGGATTGGTGAAAGCCTCGGTCTGAACGCTACGACAGCGGCGGCGAAGTTGCTAGGCTTAGCACGAGGTGCTAAGTCTGAGTATGTCCAGCTCGAAGCGAGCAAAGACATACTAGATAGGGCGGGCTTCAAGCCGCCCGATAAGCAACTACACCTACACGCTGGAGAGATTAAGGTAAGCATTGACCTCGGCTGAGGAATCGCTACGCGATGCTTTAGTTGTGACGAGCTAAGTAGTAGCTCGCTCGTGCACAAGCGCGAGAAAAGCGCCGCAGGCAATATCTCTATGATACGGGGGTGGGGTCAAAAGTCGGGCAGTGTCTGTCACTAGTAGTCCTTCACAAACATTATAGCCAAAAAAGGTTCGTTATAGTACAGTCGGTAAAACGGCTGTATTTTTTTATGTGGAGAAGTCCGTCATGTGTGTTGGTAGTCCTGCTTCAGCTTCGCCTGCTGTTCCAAAGGTTGAGGATACAAGTAAAGACCCTATTGTTAGCAAGTTTGATTTGAGTGAGGCTGACAAGAAAGAGAACGCTCGTAGGGCCAAGGCCAAGAATAAGGCTAAGAGTCTTATTTATAGCGGCGGTCAAAGTGATGATAATCCTAGTGGCACTCCTACTACTGGCGGAACTTCTTTTGGCACTGGTCGGGGTACATCGAATGACGCTTACGGCGGGAGTTACTTAGCATGAGTAGAAGACCGCCAGCATGGACACGCAAAGAAGGTAAGAACCCAGAGGGGGGTCTTAATGCTAGGGGTCGTGCAGGCACTGGCATGAAGGCACCTGTTAAGGCTGGTGATAACCCTCGCAGAGCTTCGTTCTTAGCAAGAATGGGCAATGCTAGGGGGCCAGAGCGTGATGAGAAGGGTAAGCCTACTCGTTTATTGAAGTCTCTACAGGTGTGGGGTGCTTCATCAAAGTCTGATGCCAGAGCCAAGGCTAGGGCAATTAGCAAACGCAACAAATCAAAGAAGGATAAAGCATAATGCCAATGGGTAAAGGAACATACGGCTCACAGAAGGGTCGTCCAAAAAAAGCTAAGTCATTGTTGTCTGCCAAGCAAAAGACATTGCCTGAGGCAATTAAGAAAAAAATCTTAAAGAAGAAGATGAGCAATGCCTAAGTATCAGTTTACAGATGGTACGCCCTATGAAGGGCCGACTATCAAGATGCCTGATGGACGTATTTTGTCTGGGGCTACTTACATGCCTGACTCACGCCGAGTAATACCTATGGAGGTTCAAGATGGCGGTCAACGAAGCGGGGAATTACACGAAGCCCCAACTAAGGAAGAGGTTATTCAACCAAGTGAAAAGAGAAGCAAAGGGCGGAGCAAGCGGTCAGTGGTCAGCAAGAAAAGCCCAAAGACTAGCACTGCTTTATAAGAAAGCTGGCGGAGGTTACACATCATGAACAAATCACTTATCAAAGTATCAAGCGGTGATGTTAGGGCTATGGCTGGTGATGCTGGCTTTAAGAGTTATGCCAATAACAAGAACATCAACATTGACAAGCTACCGACAATAAAGATGCACAGTCTTTACATGCAGTACCTAAAGTCTAAAGGTCAGTAATGAAAGCCCCACAGAAGTCATTACGCGCATGGACTAGACAGAAATGGCGCACTAAGTCTGGCAAGCCTAGCACACAAGGTAGCGAAGCTACAGGCGAGCGTTACCTTCCAGAATCGGCTATAAAATCTTTATCGGCCTCTGAGTATTCTAGGTCTACCCGCGCTAAGAGGGCGGCCCTGCGTAAGGGCAAGCAGTTCTCTAAGCAACCTAAAGACGTTGCCAAGAAAACAAAGGCACATCGCACATGAGTTTTATGCATACAATTACCAAAGATGACAGACATCTTCTTAGAACCATTGTTAAGAAAGTTCATCTTGCTCATCACCCAGAGCAGTTCTGCACAGACAGAGAAGCCGACAAAGTTATTTCTACCATAGGGCCAGAAGTTGTTGAGCGAATGATTAAGTTTGGAGTAGACCACAAAGTTGACCAACTTTAGTTACAAGCCTGATGGCACAACATTAAAAGAGTTTATGAAGGACGAGACGTTCTTCCGTGGAATCCGTGGGCCTGTTGGTTCTGGCAAATCTGTTGGCTGTTGCATCGAAGTGTTTCGCAGAGCCTTAATGCAGGAGAAAAATAAAGAAGGTGTTAGGCGTAGTCGTTGGGCGATTATTAGAAATACAAACCCACAGCTTAGAACAACCACAATCAAAACGTGGCTCGACTGGTTTCCAGAAGACCAGTGGGGTAAGTTTCATTGGTCAGTTCCGTTTACACATCACATCAAGCAAGCAGATTTGGACCTCGAGGTTTTATTTTTGGCACTTGATAGGCCAGAAGATGTTAAGAAACTCCTTTCATTAGAACTTACTGGTATCTGGATTAACGAAGCCAGAGAGGTTCCGAAGTCTATTATCGATGCGTGTACTATGCGTGTCGGAAGATTCCCGTCCATGCGGGAAGGTGGGCCATCATGGTCAGGCGTAATAGCCGATACTAATGCCCCCGAAGAAGACCACTGGTGGCCCATCATGTCTGGCGAAGTTCCTATTCCTGACCACATTCCAAGAGAACAAGCAAAGATGCTTGTTAAGCCTGATAACTGGTCTTTCTACACACAGCCCCCTGCAATGATTGAGCAGACTGATAAAGAAGGCAGTGTGCTTGATTACAAAGATAATAAAGACGCTGAGAATCAAAAGCACATGCTCAAGTCTTATTATTCTAATCTTATTAGAGGCAAGACTAAAAGCTGGATTGATGTTTATGTAATGAACAGGCTAGGCTCAATCCAAGATGGTAAGCCTGTGTATCCTAGCTTTGTGCCTGAGATGCATGTTGCAAAAGAAGAAATACCTATTGCAGAAGGTGTGCCAGTATATATCGGCATTGACTTTGGGCTTACACCAGCGGCTGTGTTCGGGCAAAAGGTTCGGGGTAGATGGCTCATACAGTCTGAGATTGTTGCTATTGATATGGGCATTGTTAGGTTTTCAGAACTACTGCGGCAAGAAATTGCTACAAGGTTTCCTCATGTAGATGTTCATATATTTGGCGACCCCGCTGGTGACTTTCGCGCACAAACAGATGAGACTACACCATTCCAAATTATGCGCGGTGCAGGACTACGAGCATTGCCAGCACCATCTAATTCTGTTGACCTAAGACTGGAATCTGTGTCACAAGCGTTAAATAAAATGGCAGATGGTAAGTCTGCTTTCTTAGTTGATAGGCGTTGTCCTAGCTTGATTAAAGGCTTTGAGGGCGGGTATCAGTATAAGCGTATGGAAGTGTCTGGTGAGAGATATGCTGACAAACCAGAAAAAAATATGTACTCTCATATCCATGACGCTCTTCAGTACCTTATGTTGGGTGCCGGAGAGGGAAGGCAGTTGATTTCTAACCACAAACCATTGCAGTCTTTTAATGCCAAGAAAGAGTATGATGTGTTTGCAAGAAAGCCCAAAGCCAGAAACCGCCAAGGTTTATGGTCAAGAATGTAGGAGTTTGTTATGTGTGTAGGCCCAATGAAGCCAAAAAGACCAGCGGCACCAACGCCTGACCCAGCGATTGAGGCTGAACAAAAAGAACAAAGAGAACAAGCTACTGATGAAGCAAAGTCACGAAAAATGGAAGCTGTAGATGAGGCGTTCCGTAGACTTCGCGGTGGCAGGGGCAGACGCTCTTTGATAACAAGTAGCCGTGGCGGTGCTGGTTACTACAATGAGTACCTTAAGTAATGATTTATAATTCACCCAACATGATTGCAAGCGGCGCAGATAAAATTGCTAAATCATATTTAAAGAAATATGAAACAGCAAAAAATCATCGTCAAAACTTTGTTGATTTATTTGAAGAGTGTTATGAGTATGCCCTCCCTCAAAGAGAGTCTTTCTATTATGAAGCGGCTGGTCAAAGACGCGATGACAAAATATTTGACGAAACAGCAGTTGTTGGCGTTCAAGAGTTTGCTTCTAGGTTACAGCAAGGGCTTGTTCCAAACTTTGCTAGGTGGGCTGACTTTACGGCTGGCTCTGAAGTACCAGCTGAAAACCGCGATGAAATCAATAATGAGTTGGATGAAGTAACTGATTACGTCTTTGAGGTAATACAGAACTCTAACTTTGGGCAGGAAGTGCATGAATCCTTTATGGATTTAGCTGTTGGTACTGGCGTATTGTCAGTGTCAGAAGGTGACGCAATACATCCTGTAATGTTTTCTGCAATACCGTTGCCACAGGTAGTATTGGATAGTGGCCCTGATGACCGCATTGACCATGTGTATCGTGAGCGTCAGGTTCGTAACTCTGATATATCTATTCTTTATAAGAAGGCTAATATCTCTAGCAAGCTTGCTGATAAGATATCTCGTGCGCCAGAAGAAAAGACAAAGATACTTGAGGTAGTGTGCAGAGATTACACCAAGGTAAACGAAGAAGCATATTTCTTTTATGCTATTGAGTGTGGGATTGGTGAAACAATTGTATCTGAATCATATACTGGCGTTGGCTCTAACCCTTTTATATGTTTTCGGTGGTCTAAGTGTAGTGGAGAAATCTATGGCAGAGGCCCACTAATCAATGCTTTGAGTGCAATTAAAACAACTAATCTTACTATTGAGTTGATATTAGAAAACGCTCAGATGGCTATCTCTGGCATCTATCAAATGGACGATGATGGCGTTGTAAACCCCGATACAATCAATCTCGTTCCGGGAACTGTAATTCCAAAAGCGGCTGGTTCTGCTGGTCTGCAACCTGTTCGTGCCGCTGGTAGCTTTGATGTTGCTAACCTTGTGTTAAGCGATATGCGTTTAAATATTAAACGTGCATTGTATAATGATATGCTTGGTAATCCTGATAGAACTCCTGCATCTGCAACAGAAATTGCAGAACGCATGGCTGACTTATCAAGACGCATCGGCTCTGCTTTTGGCAGATTGCAAGCTGAGTTAGTGCAACCTGTTTTACAGCGTGTAGTTTACATACTGAAGAAACAAGGGCGTATTGAGTTGCCTACTATTAACGGCAGAGAAGTTAAAGTTCGTTCTGTTTCTCCTCTTGCTCAAGCACAAGCAAACTCAGATATT